GAAAGGCATGGGATTAAATGAGTGACCTACAAAGACCTTGGACTATCATCATCGCCGAAGTGTTAGAACAGGGTAAGGACTGGGATAAACATCACACCGCACAAGTGTTACGCCATGCACAAGAACAGATTGATAAATTAAGAGAGGAGTTAAACAAATGGACTTAGACGACAAAGTTACCCGCCTATTCACGGAACAGTATAAAAGAATGAGTGAGATAGAAACCCTGACATTCAAGCTCGGGCAGATTAGCTCAATCGCTACGCTACTGGCTGAAAACCTATCGGACAACGTACACAGTTCGGTTGCTTGGGCTATCGCAGACATCGCTAAAGAAACTGACGACAAGATGTATGACAAATACGAGGAAGTGCTATCAGCGCAACGTTTGCTACGTGACGAGATTTATAAACTATTAAAACAAAATGCAAAAAAGGGTAGAGCCAAAAAGGGTTCGTAAAGCGGAGATAATCCGCTATCTAGTTGGGCGAGAGGCTATGACAATCGTGCAGATTGCTAGAGCCATGAAGCTTAACAAGAGAACTACGGAGAGGTATTTGGCAGAGATGAGAAGAGAGAACCTAGTGTTTTTAGAAAATTCTGAAACACGCCCCTACAAATACTTTATACCAATCAAAGGAAGTTATGAAACAAATTGAGAAATTAGCACGCAAGAACCTAGCCTTAAAAGAACACTTTGGACTAGACGAGGTCGACATTCAGATGCTCGGCATCCTTAGCGAGAAGTGGAGTAAAGATGAGGAAGTAAGAGTAACCGACCTGACTTTGAAATACGGCAAGACTGTAGCTTCGCCGGCTAACATCCACTATCGGATTACTAAAGACTTAGTAGAACGCAAGATGGTGCGACTCAAAGGCAGTGAGGAAGATGCACGAGTTAAGTTTGTCTTAAAAGGTAAGTTGTTCGACTCATTGGAAAACTTTATTAAGGAGTCATGATGTTTAGAAAACCTGATGGAGCCGGCAAGGGTGATGCACCTAGACCGGTAAACGACTGGGAACAGTTTGACAAGAACTTTGAGGCTATCTTCGGTAAGAAGCAACCCAAACAACCCGACCCAAAAGAAACCTTTAAAACCTTGGCGGACTTCAGTGACCTACTAGATAAAAAAGGTGAAGGCGATGATAAGTGATGAGGTAAGGATGCTCGCTAACCGGATGCGCAGTAATCCGGAAGAGTTTACTAATGATGATTTAGCATTTAGTGGGCTTCGTAGGGTAAGGAGTAGACCTTGGGATGCCCTGATGCGTTCAATCGTGACTAATGATTCTGACCTTGAGTGTATGTTCACGCCGGAAGAAATAAAGTTGTTAAGAGATACGGCTAAAGAAATACTACGCCCAAGAGCTTTGGCAAACATAGTCAAGCAAATTGTCGGTGGGGTAGATAAAGAGCAGATGGAGTTAGATTTAGATGCGGAAGACCCCTTCGTATATACAAGAGGGCAGGCAGGAAGAAGGACTAGCCTGACGCTAACACAACTAAAAGCATTACAAGCGGCGGGACATACCCCTCCGTTTATGGGTGAAATAAAAGAAGAGGAATAATGAATTTACTTACAGTGGACTTTGAAACTTACTATGACAAAGACGTAGGGTTCAAGAAATTAACAACAGAAGAATATGTGCGACACGAGAAGTTCCATGTCATAGGTGTTGCCGTCAAGGAGAACGACAATGAAACTGTATGGTTTAGCGGTAGCATGGAAGAAACTCGCAAGTGGTTGGCACAGTTTGATTGGAAGAATTCGTTTGTGCTCGCCCACAACACCCAATTTGATGGGGCAATATTGTCGTGGCATTTTGGGATTACGCCGAAAGGTTGGTTGGACACTCTTTGTATGGCACGTGCGATTCACGGCGTGGATGCGGGCGGTAGTCTTAAGATGTTGGCGCAGAGGTATAACATTGGTGAAAAGGGCAACGAGGTCGAAAATGCGCTAGGCAAACGCAGAATAGATTTTGAACCTGACGAACTAGCTAGGTATGGTGAGTATTGCCGTAACGATGTGGATTTAACAAACACGTTGTTTAAATTAATGATGCTACCGGGTTTGGGTGAAGGATTCCCTAAACAAGAATTGAAAATCATTGACCTGACCTTGCGTATGTTTATCGAGCCTAAGTTGGTGCTAGACCTGCCACTACTTGAGCAACACCTAGAGGATGTCAAGAACAAGAAGGAAGCCTTGCTTGAAGCGTGCGTAGCTGACAAAGATACTCTTATGTCTAACGATAAATTTGCAGAATTGCTTAAGTCGCTGGGTGTATCTCCTCCTCGTAAAACATCTTTAACAACAGGTAAAGAGACTTGGGCTTTTGCCAAGACTGATGAGGCTTTCAAAGAACTGGCATCACATCCTGATTCTCGTGTTCAGGCTTTGGTATCGGCACGCCTTGGAACTAAAACTACGCTTGAAGAAACAAGAGCACAAAGGTTTATTGACATTTCTAAACGTGGTCGCTTGCCAGTCCCAATTAAATATTACGCCGCCCACACAGGGCGTTGGGGTGGTGACGACAAGATTAACTTGCAGAACCTACCTAGTCGTGGGCAGAACGCAGGTAAATTAAAGAAAGCTATATGCGCCCCAAGCGGGTACTGGATGGTCGATGCTGACTCATCGCAGGTTGAAGCTCGTATGGTTGCGTGGCTTGCCGGTCAAGATGACTTAGTTAACGCATTTGAAAGGGGCGAAGATGTTTACAAAATCATGGCGTCTGCTATATATAACAAGGATGTGCAAGAGGTTACAGACGAAGAAAGGTTCGTGGGTAAGACGACAATCCTTGGGGCGGGCTATGGGATGGGCGGTAAAAAATTCAAAGCACAGTTGCAAACATTTGGAGTCGATATTAGCGAAGAGGAAGCCTCCCGCATTATCAGCGTGTATCGTCAAACGTACCCAAAGATTCCCGAACTATGGAAGCAAGCCCAAAGATGTTTAGAGTCCATCGTAGGTAATAATGCTTGCGCTTTAGGTAGAGATGGGGTATTGCAATTTGACCCACACCGCAAAGGGTTTTTATTACCTAGTGGTTTATGGCAACGATATGAAACAATGTATAAGGAGACAGATGCGCAAGGGAAAGAACAGTTTGTTTACAAGACACGCAAAGGTGTGGTAAAAATCTACGGCGGTAAAGTTATAGAGAACATTTGCCAAGCACTTGCACGCTGTGTGATTGCAGAACAAATGCTCCGTATAGCAAAGCAATACAAAGTTGTATTAACCGTACATGATGCGGTGGCTTGTATTGTGCCCGAAGAAGAGAAAAGACAGGCGATTGAGTATGTATCAGATTGTATGAGTTGGAGACCCTTATGGGCGGACACTCTACCACTTGCTTGTGAAGTGGGTGCAGGACAATCATACTCAGATTGTAGTAAGAAAAAATCACTTAAAAAATGGAAAATGGAATGGCAAGCATGAAAGATAAAGTAGACTACTCTCCGGCATATCTAGAAGCAGTAAAAAATATCAAGTTAGCACACGAAGCATTAGTAGCAAACAAGTTCCAAGAAGCGTATGACCACTGCTTAAATGCTCAGACTGAAATCCGTTTGATGAGCACCGCAGTAAAAACTTGGATTCCCCGAAAGGATGACTAATGCCTAAATATACGTGGTCGTATAGTAGTTTGAGCCTATTTCTTCAATGTCCGCACAAGTATTATCGGCTACGTGTAAAGAAGGATGTCGTTGACCCACCTGCTGAACATTTAAATTATGGGTTGGAAGTGCATAAAGCCGCCGAAGATTACATAGGCAAAGGCACTCCAATACCTGAAAAGTATGCGTTTATCAAGGAACATCTTGATACATTAAACGCTATTCCTGGAACTAAACTATGTGAAGAGAAGTTAGGACTTACTGCCAATCTAGAGGCTTGTGGGTTCTTTGACCAAGATGTTTGGTGGCGTGGGGTCGCAGACTTGATTATTCTGCAAGACGATAAAGCCTATGTTATTGATTATAAAACAGGAAAATCCGCCAAGTATGCGGATACTAAGCAGTTAGAACTCCTATCCCTAGCCCTTTTTAAGCATTATCCACAGGTAAAAAAGGTAAAAGCCGGCTTATTATTCCTTGTAGCCAACGATTTTGTTAAAGCAGGGTACGAAGTAGGGCAAGAAGGGGTTTACTGGACGAAGTGGATAGAGGATACTAAGCGTCTAGAGAGCGCAATCGAACATGATGTTTGGAACAAAAAGCCAAACTTCTCTTGCCGAGGATGGTGTCCGGTGCATGATTGCGAGCACAACGGGAAACAACATTAGGATATACGTATGCCATATACCAAATCACCTCGACCATACAAACACGAGTATGAGATGCAGAAAAAGCGTGACGAGCACGAGCGCCGTATGGAGCGCCAACGAGCACGCCGTAAACTAGATAAAGAAATGCCTGACAAGAACGGCAACGGCAAAGCCGATGCTCGTGAAGGCAAAGATGTTGCTCATAAGAAAGCCTTAGATAAGGGCGGTTCAAACAAGCATGGTGTGTATATTACAACGGCTTCTAAGAATCGCTCATTTAAGCGTGACTCTAAGGGTAATCTCGTATCTGAAACAAGTAAAAAAGAACGTAAAAAATCTTGACAAGTTGAGACTATCAGTTAGAATAAAAGCTGATGTTCATGATACTTCACGAACCCTGAAGTAAGATGTGAGTGATAAGGGTTGGGGTTTTAGATATTTTTCCCCTGAGATAACCGCATCAGTTAGTTATTTACTTTTTAAGCTATTCCTAGTAGCCCTCCTTAGTAAATGAACTAAACGACTAGCACCCGCAAGGTGCTACTTAATTTAAAACTCAAAACTTAGGTTTTGAGCGACACCCTATTAGAAGAGAAGAGTTAGATGCAAATAATTGATAACAAAGCACTACTGCTGAAGGTCAGAGAACCCGGTCGTATAACAACAGTTATACCAAAAAGTAAAGTGCTAGATAGTGGTGAAGTGCTAGTCAAATGGGGACTAGAAGAAGCGCAGGTATTAAAAAACTTACGCCTTAAAAACATACCTAGCCCCATCCTAGGACAGTATGACTGGCCGGGTTTATACAGACCCTTTGACCACCAAAAGACTACCGCGTCTTTCTTAACTTTACACAAACGCGCTTTCTGTTTTAATGAGCAAGGTACAGGCAAGACAGGCTCCGTTATATGGGCGTGCGACTACTTAATGAAGATAGGGGCTATCCGTAGAGTGCTTGTATTATGCCCTCTGTCTATTATGCAATCTGCTTGGCAGAACGACTTGTTTAGATTCGCCATGCACCGCACTTGCGCTATTGCCCACAGTTATTCACGAGAGAAGAGAATCCAAGCCGTCAAGTCCGATGCAGAGTTTGTTATCTGTAACTTCGATGGGCTAAAGATTATTAAAGACGCAGTTATTGAAGAAGGCTTTGACCTTATTGTTGTCGATGAAGCTAACGCATACAAGACTGTATCTACTGAGAGATGGAAAACATTAAACGCCATCATTAAACCTAATACATGGTTATGGATGCTTACAGGAACACCGGCATCTCAATCCCCCACAGATGCGTATGGCTTGGCTAAGTTAGTAAACCCAAGCAGTATTCCAAGGTTCTTTGGTTCTTTCCGAGACATGGTGATGTTTAAAATCACGCAGTTTAAATGGGTTCCAAAACCTGACTCGCAACAAACAGTTCATGGGGTGTTACAACCGGCTATTCGTTTTACTAAAGAGGAGTGTCTAGACTTACCCGACATGACTTACACCACACGAGATGTACCACTAACAACTCAACAAGAAAAGTATTACGAGAAGATTCGCAAAGACATGGTGGCACACGCCGCCGGTGAAGAAATTACCACAGTAAATGCGGCCGCAAACCTAAACAAGTTGTTGCAATTATCATGTGGTGCTGTCTATTCGGATAGTGGAGAAGTTATTAAGTTTGATGCAACCAACCGCATCCAAGCTTTGATGGAAGTAATTGAAGAAGCATCCCACAAGGTGTTGGTATTTGTACCCTACCGCCATGCCATTAAGATTGTGTCCGAAGAAATTAGGAACGCAGGTATATCTTGCGAAGTTATATCCGGTGAAGTAAGTGCTTCAAATAGAACGGATATTTTTGCTAGATTTCAGACTGAACCTGACCCTAAAGTTCTTGTAATACAACCTCAGTCGGCAGCGCATGGAGTTACACTAACTGAAGCTAACGTAGTAGTATGGTTTTCCCCTATTACATCCGTTGAAACTTACCTTCAAGCTAATGCTCGTGTGCATAGAGCGGGTCAAAGAAATCCGTGCACCGTAGTTCATTTACAGGGGTCTCCTGCTGAAAAGCGAATGTATAAGATGTTGGAGTCTAAAGTAGACATCCACACTAGGGTAATTGACCTCTATAAAAATATTGTTGAAGAAGATTGACATTGTTAAGAATTGCTACTAGAATGTAGACATAATAAAGAAAGAGAGAAGAGTATGGAAGAAAATAAATTAATAGGTATGTGGTTTGTTAGTCGTGAAAACGGCAATCAAAAATGGCAAGGGCAGATTGTTGAGCAAGTAGATAAGTCTTTATATATAGCACAACTATATAGTTGGATAGATGGCAGTGCTACAAATTGTGTCCTCGTAAAAGTAGACGATATTATTTCCGAAGGTTGGGAGTTATATCGAAACAACAAAGCCTTCCAAAATAGAGGTTAATTATGAGTGACATTACCGCCGATAGGCTTGTAAAAGCTTATATCAAAATTAGGGATAAGCGTGCCGAACTATCTAAGCAAGATAGCGAACTTGAAGAGCAACAAGAAATGATTGCTAACAAGTTGCTAGAGATTTGCAAAGAGACTGGCACTGATGGGCTAAAGACTTCCTTTGGCACTGTTACCCGCCGTATTTCAAAGAATTATTGGACTAGTGATTGGGACTCGTTCTACAAGTTCATCAAAGAACACGATGCCTTTCACTTTCTACATCAAAGAATTTCTAATGGGAACGTTGATAGGTTCCTTGAAGAAAATCCCGACCTGCATCCGCCGGGTTTACAAGCAGATGCTTCATATACAGTAGTTGTCAGACGTAAATAGGAGAAGAGTAATGAGTAATGATTTAGCGATGTTAGACAGTAATCTACCGGCGCACTTGCGTGCGTATGAGTTAGACGATACTACTAAAGCCCTTATGGGTGGTAGTAGTGGCGGTTCCAAGCGTATCTCTATTGATGGTAGCGTTTGGCGTTTACTTATCAACGGTAAAGAAATTGCACAGAAAGAAGAGCGTAACCTTAATGTAGTTATCGTTGCGGCTTCTTCAAAAGTATCTCG